GCTCTGCGCACGTCAGCGATGGCTGTCCTTCATGGGTTCAGCGAAGCGGTCGAGGAGAAACTCGTAGAGCTTGTCGATCTTGCCCTCGAGCCCGTCGAACCGCTTCACGATCGCGGGCTGGTCGATCTTCGCCACGTCGATCTCGAGCTGCGCCAGCCGGGCGCGAATGTCGTGCACGTCCTGCCGGATCGTGTGGATATCCCGCTCCGTGGTGTCCGGCACAGGCGGCCGGAGCGTTTGCCAGAGTTTCACAATGGCGAGCAGCGCGCCCGCCAAGCCTCCAAGCCCGAGAATGAAAACAATCACGCCCGGGACGCTCGCGACCCAATCTTGTCCCATACCGCCGTCCTTCGTGCCTATCTGGTGTCGTTCCCCGCCCCGCTCTGGGGCTGCTTCAGCTCGAGCGTCGTCACGAAGCCGCCCTGCCGGGTCAGGTTGTGCGTGACAGCCTCGATCCGGTAGGCGCCATCAACGCCGCCCCGGGTGCCGGAGACCACACAGAGACCGTCCGGGATTGCCGAGGTATTCCCCTCGATCACAACGGTCCCCTCTCCGGCGTCGCGCGCGGTGGTGGCCGCGTCGCTGTCGTTCTGCTGCCCGCTCTCCGCCTCGTCCGGTCGCGAGAACCGGGCGGGAAAGAGCGAGGTCAGGCTGATGCCGGTCGCGCGCTCGGTCAGCTGCCATGCGGCCGCCGCCATGTCGTACCAGCGCGCCCGGACGGTCCCGAATTGCGGGCGCCCGAGCATCGGGGAAATCTCCCAGCTATGGAGGTTCTGTCCCCATGCCGCGCGCACGAACGCCTGATATTCGCCGTTGCGCCGGGAGAGGATCACCCGGTTCCCGACCACCCGGAAATTGCCGCCGATCTCGCGCGCCAGCCTTTCGCCCATGGCGACGAAGCTCTCGTCGCGCATCTCGAAATAGGTCCGCGCGATGCTGCTCAGAGCCGGGTCAATCTCGATCTGCGTGATCCCGGCGTGTTTCGCCGCGTCCTTCAGGATCGTCTCGACCGTCGCCTCGTCCCAGTGCCGCTGCTGGCCCTCCTTGGCCTTGCCGGTGGTGTCCATGCCCTTGGCTGAAATGCGCAGGCGGCGGCCCGAGGACCGGTTGCCCGAGGATTTCACCTCGTCCACCGTCCCCTCGAACACGACCCGCATGCCCTCATTGTCCCAGCCCAGCGCGATCACCACCGGGGCGCCGGTCCGCGGCAGGATGATCTGCCCGTTGGTGTCGTCGATCTCGAGCTCGGCGCTGTCGGTGTGGGTGCCGACCTTGTCGGACACCTGCATCCCCAAGAGCACCGGCGAGAGCGCGGTGGTGATGTTGGTCCCGGCGACCGTCACGTTGAAAAGCGCGCGCTTCGACATGGACCTCCGCCCCCCACCTTGTCACCAGAGCCGGATCGGCTCGAGCACCTGCTGCTCGCGCGGGATCGGGATCGGAATGTCGAACGTCGTACCCACCGGCAGCACGGGGCCGAGATCGGCGAGGCCGACGTTCATGTCGTAAATCTGGTCGACCAGCCCGGGCATCGAGCGCCGGAAACGCCGCCAGACGAGCAGCGAGACCGTGAGCCCATCGCCCTCGACCTTGATGGTCTCGATCACCTGTTCCATAGGAGCACGTCCGCCAGGATGGAGAAGAAGGAACCCGCGCTCGGTCGGCTGCACCGCTTCACGGAAATGTCCACGTCGATCACCTTCCCGACGCCATTCGCCCCGAGGTAGGACGACCGCTCGCTGACGGACAGGATGTTGACCCAGCCCATGAGCGCGCCATCGCCCCGCATCATGTACTGCGGGCGCCCAGACGCCCGAGCCTGATACAGCAGCTCAAGGTGCCCCATCCCGCCGAATTTCTCGGGATATAGCCGCGCCTTGATCGTCCAGCTCTCCGGGCCGTCCCCGACGAACTCGAGCGGCGGCCGGGCACCGAGGACGGGCTTCTCCGCGAAGCCCGCCTCGTGGCCGTGGCTGTAGCCGTCCGTGTTGAAGGGCAAGACCTCGAACTTGATCGGGCCGAGCATCATCAGCATCACGCAAACCTCATTCCTGTGTCCGCGAACACGCCGCGGAACGCCTCCCGGACCTGCTCGCGCATCTGCCGGGCGATTTCCGCCCCGAGCTGCTGCGGGTCAGATGAGGCCCCGTTGATCGTGATCGGCGCGTTGATCGACACCTCCACGTTCGGCCCGCCCCCGAAGGAGCCTGCCGGGTTCACGTAGCCGTTGCGGTTCGGGGTGATGAGCTCCGGTCCGCGCTCGCCGACGAGATAGGTCCCGCCAGACGAGACAGGGCCGCCGCCAGCGCGTTTCCCATCCGGCTCCGCGACGGGCGGAGCAGCAGGCGTTGCGCCACGGTTGATCGCAGCGAGCTCGGTCGAAATCCTGCGCACCCGCTCAAGCGCCCGGTCGATCGACGCGGTGTCGATCTCCGGGTTGACGCTGGTCTCGCCGACCAGAGCCAGAGCCGCCTGCAGCTCGTCGGCCCGCGCCCGAGCAGTTTCCTGCTCGGCCGTGATGGCCGCCAGCTCCTCGCGCGCGCCCTCGAGGTGCTCATCGCGCCAGTCGAGAAGGTTGCCGACACCTGTCCATGCGGGCGACGCAGCCAGATCGGCCTCCAGCTCCGCGATGATCTCTCGCTGCCCGGCAGCGCGGGCCTCGAGATCGGCGAGGTAGTCTGCCGTCGGTAGGTTCCCCTCCGATCGAGCGGCGGTGAGCGTTTCCGTCGCCGCGCGCTGATCGGCAGGCAGAGCATCGAGCGCCGCCGGGGTGATCGGCTCAGGCTGATCGCCGCCGAACAGGTCGCGCCACCATTGAGGAGGCTCGGGCCAGGTGATGACGTTGGACAGGTCGATGTTGCCGATCGCCTCGACGATCCGGCCCGGGATGCCCTTCACCCACTCGATGAACTCGCCGAACTTGGCGACCGCCCCATCCCACAGGGATTGGATCAGCGCCTTGCCCGCGTCGATCATCGGCGCAAGATTTGCCAGCAATCGGCTCGGCAGGCCGGTGAACCAGTTGATGATCCCCTCGGTGACCTGCCGCGCCCTCTCGGTGATCTGCGCGACCTGTTCGGGCGAGAGCGTCTCCTGCGTGAACAGCACAGAGAGCGCATCGCCGATGCTGGTGATCAGGCCCCCGATCCCGGACAGGCCCGACTTCACAAGGTCCCACGCCGCGCCGAAGCCATCGACGACCGGGCTCAGGAAGGACAGCTTGTCGCCCATCCACTCGAGCGCGGGCTGCAGCGCCGTTCCGATCGCCTGCCCGACGCCGGAGAGGACCGCGTTGATGCGGTCCCAGTATTTCCAGATCAGCAGGCCAGCCGCGGCGACCACCGCCGCGATGGCGGCGAAGGTCCCCCAGACCGGCGCGGAGATCGTGGCCACGGCCGCGCCGATGGCGGCGATGGCGGAGGACAGCGCGCTCACGCCGGGGATCGCCAGCGCGATCCCGGTCAGGCCCGCCCGCAGGCGCCCGAGGGTGCCAAGCGGCTGCCCGGCCATGGCGGCCAGAGCCGTCTGCAGGCCGATCATCGAGGACGCAGCTGTGTGCGCACCGATGGCGGCCCGGCCGATCGTGTTGTAGCCCAGCGCGATGGCGCTCAGCGCCCCGCCCCGGCCCAGCAGGCCCATGTAGGCAAGCCCGGCCATCGCCACCTTGAAGGCCACGACGGCGGCCGTTGCGCCGACGATTGCGGCCGTCAGGCCCGGATACTCGGCGGCCAGATCGGCGATCATCGTGACCATCGGCCCGATGTAGGCGACGATGCTGTCGAGCGCCGGGAGCAGCGCAGATCCGATCGTGATCGACAGCTCAGAGAGCCGGTTGCGCAGGCGTTGCAGCGCCGACGAGAAGGTCTTGTTGCGGTTCTCGAACTCGCGGAAGGCCGACCCGGCGTACTGGCTTTCGTCGGCCACCATGCCCATCGAGCTGCGCACCAGATCGAGGTTGGTCAGCAGCGGCCCAAGGGCGCGCGCCTCGTCCCCGAAGAGCTGCGAGGAAATCGCCGCCTGCTGCTCCTTGGGCAGCCGGGCAATGGCCTCAAGGACGGAGACGGTGGTGCCCACCGCATCCTCCTGCATCTTCTTCGCCACGTCCTCGGCATCCAGCCCGAGGGCCTTGAACGCCTCGTTCTGGCCCTTGGTGGCGGCCGCGCCGCGCGTCAGGGCCTTGCCCATGTTGTTGAAGGAGGTCGCCGCCACATCGCTCTGCGCGCCGGAGGCGATCATCGCGGAGCCGAAGGCGGCGGTCTGCTCGGCCGTGAAACCGAACATCTTACCTTGCGCACCGACCCGGCGAACCACGTCGAGAATTTCGGCCGCGCTCGATGCCTGAGCGTCGGACAGGTGGTTCATGGCGTCGGCGAGGCTCACCGTCTCGTCGATGGTGAGGCCGAGACCGGTCATCATCTTGGCCATGGCGTCGCCCGCGTCGTCGGCGGAAATCTCGAATGCCACGCCGACCTTTGCGGCGGCCTCGGTGAACTTCACCAGATCGTCGCCCGCGATGCCCGCGGCACCGGCGGCGGCGGCAATCTGCGCCAAGCCGTCAACCGCGACAGGCACGTCGCGAGACAGCTCGAACAGGTCCTTCTGGAATTGCGCGAAGCCCTCCGGGGTGGGGAAGTCGACGACCTTGCGGACGTCGGCCATCGCCTCCTCGAAGGCCATGGCGGCCTGCACCGGACCGGCAATCGCGGTCTTGAGCACGTAGAACCCGGCGACCGCATCGACGAGGTTGCCGCGCGCGGCCTCCAAGGCCCGGCCATTGCGCGCCATCGCCGCGTCGAGACGGTCGCCGAAGGTGATCGGCTGGCCGTTGGTCTCGCTGATCCGGTTCGAGATGCCCGCCAGCGCGTTGGCCGCGCGGCGGGCCGGGCTCGTCACCTTGTCGAGAAGCTCGATTACGAGCTGCGAGGTCAGGGTTGCCATGCGTCACCTTCCTTTGGCGGCCGTCGCGAGCCTCCGCGCCTCTGCGTGCCAGAGAATGACCTCCGACCAGTCCATGTCGTCGAAGGCCGTCACCGGCGTGTTCAGCCAGTGGGCGGCCTCGGCGACGACGGTTCGCCATTCGCCCGCGCCTTGGCCCTTGGGAAAAAATCCGCGATCACCTCGGAGATCGAGGTGAAGTCCTCGGTGTCGAGGTCCTCGATCACCTCGCGCGGGAGACCGCACAGCGTTGCCGCCATGACGATCCCCTGCTCGAGCTGGTCGGTGACGCCATCGAGGCTCGACTGCATCGCCTTCAGGTCGCGGACCTTGGGCTTGCGGATCGACACCTCGGCGATCTCCCGCCCGTCCCAGCTCACCGGCTGGGAAAGGGGGAGGGTCCTATGCTGGGGGGCAGTCATGGATCACCTCAGAAGCCGTTGGGGATGCGCAGGATGCTGCGCTCATCTGCGTTCTGCGAGACCCCGTCCACGCGCCAGTCGGCGGTGAAGAAGTCCCAGTAGATCTTCTCGGCGCCACCGAAGTGCAGCTCGTAGTGCAGGATTTCTGCGATCGTATAGTCGAAGCCCTGCATCTCGCCGCGCTGGAACGCCTCCGGGCTTGCCGAGCCGAGGCGGCCCTCAAGGACCGCCTTCGCCTCGATGGCCTCGCCGGTGCGCTTGTTCCGGATCGACCCGTAGGCCGTGAACTTCTTGCGGGCCGAGGCGCCAAGGCCGAACTGCGTCAGCAGGTCCGGGTCCCAGCCAGCGAGCTTGAAGCTCGCCTCGAGCTTCTGCACGCCGACCGCGACCTCGATCTGCACGCGCGAGCCGCCGGGATGGTAATCCTGAAAGCTCTCCTGCAGGTTCGGGAGCTGGAGCTCCGTCAGCGTGAGGTGCTTGGACGCCGTCGGGTCCGCGTCGCCGCAGAACAGGTTCGCGGCCTCCATGATGTAGATGGTGCTCATCGGAGCGTCTCCTTATCTCTGAGCGATCAGCCGGTAACCGTGCCGACCTGCGCGAGCAGGTCGTCGAGCAGCGCGTCGAGCGCCGGGCGGTACCGGGCGGATTGGATGCCGAGATACCGGAGAACCGGCGCCTCCTCGGCGGCGAAGTTGACGGTGAAGCGGCCCTGCCGCAGCTCCTCCGGGGTATTCTGATCCCGGGTGAACTTGATCTCGAAACCGAGGATGTCGCCGTCGGCTTTGAGGTTGCGCAGGCCGGTCTCCATCGTGTTCAGGATCGCCTGAATGGTCTGGCCGGTGATGTTGAAGCGGCCGAGGTAGAACCGCAGCGTGCGCAGCAGCATCAGGTGGATGAAATCGCGCCCGCGGGTGACGTTGTAGAACCGCCAGAGATCGTCCTCGCCCGCGTTGTCGGTGCCCACGAAGATGAAGCCGCCCTGCGCGATTGCGCTCTCGACGCCCATCTCGCCGCGCAGCAGCACGCCGATGTTGGATGCGAGCAGGCGCTGGCCCTCGGTGGCGCCGTCGGTCAGCGAGAAGTTGATCGGGCGCGAAGGGCCGACAATGCCCTGCACCGGCTGGTTGGCCCAGCTGTGGAAGGGGCGGCCCTGTTTCTCATGGTCGCGCCGCACGCCGATGCCGATCACCGCTGGCGAAAGCGGCTGGACGACCGTGACGCCACCTGAAAGCGCCTTGACCGCGGGATCGACCGGGATCAGGCGCTGCGCGCTGATGGTCTCGCGCCAGTCGATTGCAGCCTGCTCGGTGGTTGCCGGACCGTCGACGACCGCGTGCGCCAGCAGCTTCTCGCAGATCGCGGGGAGTGCGGCGCAGACAGGGTTTGCAAGCCCCGTGTCGTGCTGCGAGGTGAAGCCCGGCGCGCACAGCAGGCGCGGGATCACGCCCAGCTCGGAGCCAGCGTTCAGGAAGGCCTGAAGGCCGGTCGAGACGCCATCGCCCACGACGTTGGCGATCGTGGCGTCGATGTCCAAGCCTTCTGCGACCCGGACCACCACGACTTTCGCGGCCACCTGAAACCCGCCCAGCTGGGCGTTCAGGAGCACGATCGCGTCGCGCAGGGTGCCGGTCGCGCCCAGCGCGGTCAGCTTCGTCGCGTCGTCGGAGTAGAGGAACACGGGGGTGTCGGCGGGGAATACGGTGGCGTTCGCGTTAGGCGCGGTGCCGATGATGCCCACCACGGACATATCGCTCCACACCGGGGGGCGCGGCTCGTTGTCGATCCGCGTGAGGGAAATCCCGAAAGTCGGGTCGGACATGAGAGTGTCTCCTCAGATGATGCCATCGTCCGACGGCCTTTGCCGCCCAGAGGTAGATGGTCTGGTTGGTGGTGGCGGTCGGCCGTCAGTAGGTGCCGCCGTCGTAGGCGCTCACAAGGTTGGTGATCTGCTGCTGCAGACTTGTGAGCGTCGTCTGCAGGTTGGAAATCTGGGCGATCGTGTGCCCGTGGCTCGCATCCGCCTTCGCCGCGATGAGCTGCGTGAGGTTGGGAATGTCCGAGACCCCGAGGGAGACGACGCCCGCCTTTCCGTTGACCGATGAAACCGGGCCGTCAGCTATCGCGTCCTGCGCCGCAGCCGCCGCGATGGCGGCGTCCGAGGCGGCCTGCTGGGCGATCAGAATAGCCGCCTCGATGTCGGAGGCCGCCTCGACGATCGACTTGGCCAGCCCGGCGGAGGCCGAGATCACCCAGTCGTCGTGCTCGGCCGCGCCGACGTTCCCGTTCACCGCGACGACCTTGAAGGCCAGCCCGCCGCTCTCGCGGCTGTAGGCCTGCACCTGCAGCAACGCCCAGTCGTCGATGGTGTCCTCCGCCTCGCGGGACAGGAGGACATAGGGCGTGGGCGTAAAGACCGCCCGCGCCGCCGTTTCGTCCACCACGAGGGTGGTCTCAAGACCGAGCGAGACAGTCAGCGGCGAGGATGATGTCGCCACCAGAAACCCGCTCTCCGCCGCGGCATTGACCTGCGCGAGCGCCGGTCCGAGAACCTCGTTCACCCGGGTGAGGCCCAGCGCAACGAGGCTGTCGGACGCGGTGGTGATCCTCTCGATCTGGCCTGCGACCTCGTTCAGGCTCTCAACGATCAGCCGGAAGCGGCGATTGAAAAAATCCCGATCGAGGTCTTGGCTGTCCCGAACCCGGAGGTCCTCGAACCTGACGACCATCGCGTCACTCCCCCTGAATGGGGTCCGCCGACGCGACGACGCCCGGATGCTCTGCGGTCAGGGCGTCGTAGACCGCCGCCTTGACGGTGTAGCGCGCCCCCGGGCGAAAGCGCGCGGAGGCGAACTCGAGGTGTCGGTTCACCGTGATCTTGTAGTGCGTGGGCTTCTTGGCCATCACAGCGTCTCCTTCATGGGTTCAGATCAGGACTGCGCGAACTCGATCAGCTCGGCGACATGGAAGGTGCTCGCCGCGGAAACCGTGGAGCCCACAATCCTGATCGCATAGGTGCTCACGCTGGTGACGTTGAAGATCGAGGTGCGACGGATCGTGCCATCGGCCAGAACCACGTCCTCGACCACATCTGCCGTCTCGGTGCCGGAAAGGTCGGCCCCGGTCAGCAGCGAGACCGTGGCATCGTGCTGGTCCTCGTCGAAGGCCTGCAGATCGGTCACCACCTTCACGCTCGCCGTCGGCGACCCCAGCGTCCGCGTCTTGCCGACCCAAGTGAAGGTCGTCTTGGTGCGGCTGACGATCGCCTGCGAGCCCGTCAGCCCGAAGCCGGGCATCAGGTCCGTGGTGCCGGTCAGCGTCGCGCGGAGCGGCAGGATAGCCGGGAGCCCGGTCAGGTTGGGCCCGTTCGGCGCTCCGTCGAGCGGCACCCACGCGCCGTTCACCTGCACCTCGAAGTCGGTGCGGCAGGCGGGCGGGGTGATCCCCTCGTTCAGGATGTCGATGTCGAGGATGCCGCCCGCGAGCTGCAGCGCGGTCATCTCGATCGACACGCGGGTCCGCTCGAACTTCGCGAAGTAGAGGCGCAGCTTCAGATCGTCGACGAGGTTGCCCGCGAAGAAGGCCCCGTCCGTCGAGACGAAGAACGTCCCCTGCACCACGCCGTTGTCGCTGTTCGTCATGGCGACGTAGTGGTCGCCGGTGGTGATCAGGACCAGCGCGTAGCGGCGACCGGCGACCAGATACGTGGGCGTGAGCGCCACCTTGGTCTCGACCAGCGAAGGCAGGCCCGCGCCGCCGGAGTTGGCGCCGACCTGAATGTCGGCCACCGGGATCGTCGTGCGCGAGAGCACGCGGTTGAGGTTCGGCATCCCGAACTCGGTCTCGCAGATCACCGCCGTCACGTCGCCGGACGCCGCCTTGCGCGAGAAGAACAGGCCGACCTGCGAGAGCCAGCCGTCTTGGCTGTTCAGG